GAAATCAACTGTGCCGTTAGCGATTGCATAACCATCCCAGCCTGCAGCTGAAGCGATATCAGAACCCTTTAGACCTGAAACCTTGCCCCTTGACGCAGAGCCGATAGCTTTAGAAGTACCCATTTCTTGGTGGAAATTAGCATCTTCCATTGCATCTGCATAAAGTTTAGCAATACCGTTAAGGTCTTTAATGCCAGTCTTCATCCAGGCTGAAGCAACCATTTCTCTATTCTTGTTACCTTCTTCGATAACTTCAGCCTCAACTGATTCGTTAGACTTGTTTTTCTTAGCAAGAGCTGCAAGAGCTTTACCAACTAGAGCAGTGTACATCTGTGCAACTTGAGCAAGTGATTTACCTCTTGTTTGACCAACAGTCTTATCACCAAGGACTAGACTACCGCCGTCAAAGTAGATTGAGTATGGGTAATCGAAATCACCAGGCGCCTTATCAATACCAGCAGCTTTAGCCATTTGAATACCAAGGGATCTTAGGATATAGTAACCCTCTTGATCACCGTAGCCGGCTCTCTCACCCCATTTTTCATTACCATATTTCTTTACTATAGAAGCAGCAACTTCAGGACTAAGGTCTATGCCCATAGCTTCTTTAATAGTCTCAACTGATTCGTTAGTCTTTTCGAATTTGAAATTACCAACTAATTCAGACATGAAATCCTGTAGTTTGTCTTCAGTTACGTCAGCAATAGTAGCCGCTTCGTATTTTTTAAGAAGCTCAGCAAATGCAGTGGCAGAAGTTGCTCTTTTTACATTTGTTTCTTCAAGTGTAGCTTTCTCTTTTAGCTGTTTTTTAACGTCTGAGAAAGACTTAAATGATTGAATACGTTCCATTTTTTGCGTGGTTGTGTATTTTTATATTATTGTATCTTATGGTTATATATCCCCTTCAAAAGATACCTTTTTGATTTCGTAGCTGAACTTCTCCTGTCTGTAAATCTTTTGTCTAGCTAAACCATGTTTGTATAAGTAATTTTGGTGGCCATCAAAACAAATATCATCAACAAAATCAATGATATTTACAGAATCTTTTGACTCGTGCTGTCTAAGACCACGGCCAATAGACTGTCTAATAATAACCTCAGACTTAAATGATTCTGTAAAGAAGATGTTGTGGATTTTCTTAATAGAGATACCAGTTGAGAATGTACCATAAGAGGCCACGATAACTACTTCGTCGCCAGCTTCCATTTTCTTCTTGTATTCTTCTCTAATATCCTTATCAGTACTACCATCAACATAGTAAACCTTTTTGTCGCTCTTTCTTCTCAATAACTCATATAGTTTTTTACCATGTTCGATTCGATGGAAAAGAACTAGTGAGTTTTTAGGAACCTTTGAAACAACATTAACAATAAAATTAAGTCTACCTGGTGATTGAATAATATAGTTTTGTTCTAACTGGAAAACATCTTTGTTCTCATATCTGTTTGTCGAGAGTTCCATGAATGCTTTTCTGGCAGTCTCAGGTGCATAGTTCATTTCAATGATCTTAACTTTACACCCTGCAATGTGGCCTTCTTGTTGTAGGAAAGAAGCCTTAACCTCCGTGATTAAAGGCCCAGTATATGCCATGATAGTTAACCTATCTAATGTATTATCTTTAGGAATGGTTCCAGACAGGCCATATCTATATGTTGCCTTATCACATTTCTGTAGGATAGTCTTAATCGATGTTGACTTAGCCTTGTGTGTTTCGTCTACAATAACACAATCAAATTGATCAAAGAAGTCTTTACCTTTTTTTACAAGTGATTGGTAAGTTCCGATAACAACATTTCTACTGTCCTTGATCTTTTGACCAGAGTAGACTTGTTGTACCATCATCTGTACTCTGTTCTCATAGTTGTATTCAGCAAAGTCCTCAGTGGCTTGTACAACCAATGAAACGTTTGGAACAACAAACAATATCTTTTTAGCGCTCTCCTTCTCTAGCATGTATGCAATAGTAAGGAATGAGATCATGGTCTTACCTGCTGAAGTTGCAAGCTCGGACAATGATCTTCTAAACTTTAAGATATTAAATGCTGCTTCAAGCTGATAGTCTCTAGGTGTTAACTCACTACGCTCAAAGAACTCAAGAGACCAGGCTTCAAAGCCTTCGGCTGTAATATTCTTGTCAAAGAGTCTAGTTATACCGTTGATCTTTAACTCGTATTTGTACTGCTTACAGATCTTTGTAATTTCTTGCCATAGACCAGAAGGGATCCACTTGTTATCTTTAATATAAGACACATAGCCATCCCACACACCTCTTTTGACCAGTGGGTTAAACCTCCAGCCTTCGATGCGTCTTGTTAACGAAATATTCAACTGTTCTAGTTCTAGCTCTGTAGCAGCATCGATTCTTAAGAACTGGTTGTCTTCTGTAAGCGTTAGCTCCACCATTAGTTGAGCATTTTTATTCTCGCTGTATTACAGCCCATTTAGCTGTAGTTTGTTGCGAACGGCCCAGCTCATGTTGTCTAGAGTCTTAACCGATTCTTTGTAAAAGTCCATCTGTGTTTCTAACAAAGATAGGATCATGCTGTCATCTGACATATCTGCTTTAAGGAATGATTCCTTCTGCTTGTCAGTAAGTTTGTAGTCGTATTCGTAATATTTAATAAAGGATTCTTTGTAGACCTTTGAGATCTTACGCTCTTGTTGCTTTATCTTAATATTAAGCTGAGCAATTTGTTCGATGATAATCTGGCGGTATGATGGAATAGTCACCATAGCCTCGTTAAGGTCATCAATATTTTTAAACGCTTTTGCCAGTTCCCTGATCTTAGCGGTCCATTCTTGACGTTGGTTGCCTAAGTACTGGTCAATCTCAACAATCTTATTCTTTTCTGACATTTGGTTACGTTTAAAATAGAGATCCTTTATCCTTGCCCTGCTTAATCCATTTATGTGCCGTCAACTTCTTCTTCATCTTAGGAGTTCCAGGATTAAACACAGGTCCAGTATAGGATATCTTTGATTGTTGAAAATCTATCAACATCTTTAGATTCCTACGGCCTTCGTGATCATCATGAAACTGATCTAACTCCTGATCCATCCAACTAAAGTCTATCATAGGTATAAAGCATCTAAATGTGAACTAGTAAAATACTCACCGATCTTCTTATGTGCATCACTCTTAAGCTCAAAACACTTTTTAATCAAATCGTTTAGATCCTTTATATCGTCATTGTATATATTCAACTTTGTATCCTTCAAGAACTTTGACCACATAAAGACAGCCTTTCCTTTACGGAGCTTCTCTAGCATCTTCTTCTTTCCGGTTTCATCATTGTCAAACATATACCTGATTGTTGGTACTTCATCAAGCTCTGTTGTTGATCTACCGGCAGTAGCCAGGGCGATAGAGTTAAACATGAACTTAGCGTCAAGAGGACCTTCAAAGACCGTAACTGGTCTCATCATATCCACTTGCATAATACCAAACAGTGTTGATATTTTGTTGACAGCAATCAAGTCATCGCCTTCTAATGGAAACTCACGTCCCATCTCTTCATAAAGCTTGGCTAGATCGTATGTCAAGTATTTTGTCCTGGCGTTCTTTCCCATTTGTCTGCTCTGACAACTTAGGATTTTACCGTCAGGTGTTTTATTTAATATCCAAAGCTTCTTGCGTTGGGCTGAATACAAGAATTCATCGGCTCTATTGTGTAGTAATCTACCTCTTAGATAGAACCACGCAAAATCACCAACGCTTATATTATCTGCTTTGAAATGTCTTTTGAAATCACTAACCTCAATGGCTAGCTCAACTGCAGTGTTGTATACACTATGTTGTAGTGTACTAATCTCTTTAACATTAACCTTCTTGTCTTTAATATACTCGATTACATGAATAGAATCGTCACCGGATCCAAAGCGCTTGCCGTGGTCCCTAAAGAAAGAAGTTAGATCAGAGTGGTGGTTGCAGTTATAACAATGATATTGGAGAGTGTCCCAGAAGATGTTACCTCTTTTCTTGAGAAGATCCGTTGTAGAATCCCCACAATAGGGACATGCCAGGTTCAAACGACCTGACATCTCCTTTATCATTTGCTTTGGAGGAGCAGAGTGGTTTTCAACAACCACCTGCTTCACCAAAACTCTAATTGTGTTCTTTAAATCCTCTGAAAGATTAGAGATCGAGGTCATTCAAGAATGATTCTAGATCGTCATCTGCATCAACTTTAGTCGCAGTAGAAGAAGGACCGTTAAAGTCGAATGCTTCCTGTGTTGAAGCTGGACTGATAGTCGAGCTTGAAGTTGCAGTACTCTTAGATTCAGAAGCTGCAGGGCGTGAAGTCACAGCACCTACTGCCATACCTGGATTTGAAATGTATTGTCCAAGTACTGAGTTTACGAAGTCACGGGTCTGATCGTCCCACTGACGGTATTCGTAAGGCTCAAGCTTTGGAGCGTTATCAAGTTCAGCCTTGATTACAGTCATCGCATCTTTAGTGCGCTCAACAGGAGCACCTTCGATAACGATAGCAGACTTGCTAGCTGAGAACTTAGACTTATCGTAGTTATTGTATTCACCCTGGCGTGTGATGATCAACTCAAAGTTCTTACCTTCGAAAAGGTCAAATACTTGAGTAGATTCGCCGAATGAAGGCTTCAACTCCTCATCGATCTTTTCTTTGATCTTGTAGCCATACTTGAATACCATGTATTGACCTTCCAAGTCTGGACGTTGTGGGTCCTTAATGATCTTGATAAGTGAGTAGAACTGTTCACGACGCTTCAACTTCTCTGACATCTTGCGGTCGACTGCTGAGTCTGACTTGCGAAGACGGAAGAATGCGTCTTGAATTGGGCACTTCTCGCCGACTGAAGCGGGAGAGTCTACCAAGCGACCATTGCCTGCAGGGTCAGTCATCCAGTGGACATACTTGCGAACCAATGATTTGCGTGGGTTTTCTGGGTTTGGTACAAAGCGAATCAATGCTTTATAGGTACCGTCCTTACCGTCATCTGCGGTAGGCTTGTAGATGATATCTTCTTTGTTTGAAGATGCCGTTTCGTGAGTGTCAACGTCTGCAACACTCAGGTTGAAAATGTCAAAATCTGCCATAATCCTTTAAGTTACTTTTAAATTGTTTAAACCTGTTAATCTCTCTTTACTTCAAAGATGCTTTAACTCCTATTATACAAACATCCCGAAGAATGTTTCAGAAAACTTTTAACTCTTAATAATCTCTGTCGTGCTACCATCCGGGGATTGCCACTTGGATTCTCCCATTTGTACATAACCTGTCTTAGCTAGGAAGGCATTGGCTTCCTCTTTATTAATGCGATCACATGCGACCATATCTTCCAAAGTGGCATGCAGTCTAAGAAACTGTCCAGAGCTAATTGTTTTCATATACTATATATCACGAAACATTTAGTTTGTTTCATAATCTTGTAATAATATAATATATTTTAGGCTAAATGAAACAATGCCCCAAAACGAGCATACAAGAATTGGGTTTCAGTTCCAGGGGTAAGATTACATCGATTGGGCTAACCTTAAAAGGTAGTAAGCATCTACAAGGTCATCAACCGGTTTAGGTAACTTCTTAAATTCAAAGGACTCGATGGTCTTGCAAAATTTCCAAAAGGGAGAGGACTGAAAGGAGTCATCTATTAAGAAGTGTTCCCACATCCCTTCTTTCTTCATATTGCCTTTTCCAACAAACTTCTTAATGGATGTAGGGGCAATAACATCTAGTTGTTCGATCTCAAATCGGTCAAACATAAAGCTTTTAAGGATCGAGCTGGCTGAAGCCAAGTCAAGGAGGGAGTTTGTTCCAAATCTAGATGTCCCGTAGGAAGCACCTTCAAAAAAGATTCTGTAGGGCTGAGATGTGTCCGTGTGTTCTTCTATGAGGTTGCAAATTTCTTCCGCGATGTATCGGTGTCTTAAAACCCGGCTCATCTCTTGCCTATCAATGTTAGGCTCTTCTTGGAATACTAGATGTACATCACCTAGTTCTGTCATTTGAGACTGTAGGGCCTGTTGGGCCTTTGTACCTGTGGTTGGTTTTAAGAATGCAATGAAATATGGATTTCCATCCTTTAAGATGCAAATACCTGGAGAGTTAATTGAAAAGTCGATTGCTACGATATTCATCTTAGATATTCTTACCAAGAGAAGCGCCTAGAGCAGCACCTACAAGTCTTGAAGTTAATAGATCATAGAAAATACCTTTTTCAACACCTAGTGCCTTGGCAACAATCTTACCAACTGACTTACCTAGTGCGAAACCTGTTAGACCGCCTAGGATAGAACCTAGAAGACCCTCATTAGTTAGTTCTTCGTTGAATCTATCGAAATCGTAAGAACCATCTTCATTTTTAAATTCCTCAAAGAACTGCTCGATTGCAGTATCAACCTTAGCCTCAAGCTCAGGAGTCCACTCAGAGTTTAGAGATTCATTAAGAATGTGCATCTCCTGCTCAGTGATTTTATTTGATTCTAGGTATTCGATAAAAGTTTTCATACGTTATATATCAGTCTAATTCGTTAAGTAGGTTGAACTTATTGTAACTGAAGTCAACCGAGAATGTTGTAAATTCTGCCACATTCGAAGACATATTTAGTGAAAGCTCATTAATGCCTCTCATAATAGGCTTTTCAAAAACAGCACTCATAACATGAAGTCCTTCGGCATCTAGGATCTGTAACTTAATATCATCTAGATACATTTCCTTAGTACTCCTGTCATAGTAATATAGAAGAGTATCAGTTAATATCCAATAATTAATAAAACCATCAAGTAGTTGCATCTCGATAGAGAATTCACGTGTGATTAGATTCTGAACAGGAACATAACCCCTTTTGTAAGTAATAGTACCTGGGTTAGGGTCTTGTTGTACTGGATCAAATGCAATACCTGGAACAGTAACACCCTGGATTGAATAGTTAACGTAATCAATCGGCTCGCTAATAATATTGCCAGGCATCTTATTCAGATACGGTCTATATTTGTCAGCAACTTCTTTAGGTATAAATGTTCTTGGGAACTTTAAGTTATAAAGATTGCTCCTAGAGTTTAACATCATAACGCTGAAGTGATGTTTTGTTTTGTAGCCTGAATAGGTGCACTTACAGTTGTGTTTGCTGAAGCACCTAGTACTGTATATTTACCATGGTGGATCATAGTCTTATCTGAACCATTCTGGATTGAAAGCATATAAACATTGTCCGAAGAGTTTGCAATAGCGTTCTTTGCTTTTTGTGCATTCTCCTGTGAGATCTTGAACATGATTTCACCATCAGATAAATCAACATCATCATAGTTCATGTTGTTATCGATTGAAACACCGGCAAGATCAAGTACAACCTTATCTGCACCTTCAAGTGAAATAGAGATTAGATCGTTACCATCTTGTTTAGCAACTTTAAATTTAATATAGTTATCAAATGGGCTAAGCGTTAGTTGGCTATTTCCATCAGAATAATATGTGATAGTAGAGTTGTCAACAACTTCGTTTTGTGAAACTGTAACACTAGTAGAACCTGTAACAATGTTCATACGCTCAATGAATGTAGGTACGAATCTTGTCTGGTTGTTTGGTAGTGTTGCAAGGTTCTGAGTAATCTGTCTGTTCTCAAGAATATTAGGCATAGTATTGTATACCTTAAGGATCTTGTTTGAAGAAGGCAGATTGATTCTTGCAAGTTTCTTACCATACTTGCCAGTTTCAAACGAAGTATAAGATGCTCTCTTTACAATTTGAGTATTATCCTTTTCATTGTAGATTCTAATTACATAGTCAATGTTGTATGAAATAGCATTAGATGCATTCTGAATAACTGGTCTAAATGGAATCGGAACATCGAAGTTTTCAACTTGAACAATGCTCATGTTATATGTAATATCCCAGTAGCTTGTGATTTGTTCATATACTGTAATGTCATGGAATACTGTAATGTCATCACCAAGATTTTGAATTCTATTAGCAATATAAGAATCAAATGCAGTGATAGATCCATTTCTAGTTGCATATAGTTGGAAGTAGTCGCCGTCTGGTGCAGGAATAAGATTTGCTGCAATATCGTTGAACTCATCTTCTTTAGCAAGAGTTAAGGAAACTTCATCAACTGTATTGATATAATCAAAGCCTCCAAGATCTTCTACTGATTGGATATGTTTAAATGTGATCTCATAGTTACCTAGTGGATCAACTGCATCTACACCTGTTCCAAAAAACCATGTAGCAAAGTTAGGGTCCATATCAGTAAGAGCAGGAACCTTGATCTCAATAAACTTAGAGTAAAGAGTTTCACCGATAATAAAAGGTGTTGGGTTTTGAATCTCAAATGATGATGAATTCAAATATACAATAGAAGTATAATATGAAATAACACCACTAACTCTTGGTACACCAACCTGGAATAAGAAACCTTGAAGACCTCTACCAGCAAAGTTGTATCCAGATCTTAAGTGAAGTCTTACTGTATCGTATGTAATAGTATTAGATGGAATATCTACAGCATCAGCCTGATCAATAGTAGATGAAGTTGAACCTGTCCAAGTAAGGTTATTGTCGATAAAGTTATTTGTTGAATCTAGAAGCGCATATCTAGAACCGTTGATGTCATCGACTAGTACTGCATGGTACCTTTCAACAGTACCTGATCCAGTCTTAATATCATTACCAGTTTCTTCATCAGCAGTTGCATATAACGGATTAGCATTACTTTGAACTGTAATAATGCCACCTAAAAGAAGTGGTGAAGAATATGCAAATGTTCCATTTGCAGTTGGATTATAAATAGCAACAGTTGTTGAAGGTACGAAACCAGAATCGTTAATAGTAAAGTCAAGTGGATTAATTAGAGCGCTAACATCAAACTTATATGTTTTTCCAGCTTGAAGTGTTAGGGTTCTATTTGCAAAGTTCTCAATGACTAGTCTGTCAGATGCCTCTGTAACATCAAAGTTTACAACATTAGCACCTAGCTCATGAATCAAATGGCGAGAATCAGAAGCAGATGCAGTCGTATTAAGAGCTTTTACATGAGAGCCGTTATCATCGATCTCAATTTGATAGTTAACAAGTGTGCTAACATTTTGATCGTGATAAATGAACTCTAGTAGAACATCTTGGTCTAGCCTAGCGTATTTTGATGATTGTGCCATTTTAATTCTTTATTTTAAAATTGTAACCACTTAGGTGACCATCCTAACATAACACCAACTGTCGGTGTAACTGCAAGGCCTGTCGTACCGTTAGGAATAACTCCAAGTCCAACACCGAAGTTTATATTCCAACGTGATTTTTTATTGTATGCATTTAATTCAGCATTCACTAGAGAAACACCTTGTAAGTTGATCTCGTCGAATGGATATTTAGTACTAAGCTTTAAACTTTTCTTACCGTCTTTTTCATCAATAGAAGACCATAGGGTAATCTTCTGTTCAATATCAATTGTGCCAGTAACTTTAGTGTCAATCAATTTACCATTAACCCAAGTGTATCTGTAGTTACCATCGCCATAATCAGCTGAATCAGCAAATGAAAATGTAGAGTCTGGGTTTAAGTTGCTATTGAAGATAATACTGTCCTTGTCTGTAATTTCAGCCTTAAGAAGTGAGTTTACTCCTTTTAGCTTTTTATTTAAATCAAGGGCTTTTGCATAATCACTAGCCAACTTTTTATTAGTTTTTATAAGTTGTTCATTAGTCATTTGAAATGCAGAGATTTCAGCAATCATGTTACCGTTTTCTTGGCGTTTAATTTCAACAGAATCTTGGCTAGCCATTAAATTAGCTTCACCTAGAGTAACTTGACCCTTAAGTTCTTTAACCTTATCGCGCAGAGATGCATTCGAGCTACATTGGCCCAAAAGAAGGAGTACAACGATCACTAGACCGATGAACGTAATATTGTCTCTATTTAATTCTAATTTGATCATGGTCCTACTGGTAATGGTCCGCCACCGCCTGATGTGTCATAAGTTAGAGTTGCACTACCTAGATAGATCATGAAACCAACTACAGTACCTGGAGGAACTACGTTTACGTTATTTACTACAGCCGACGTACCAGAAGTTCCCGTTGAAATTTGTCCAGTTGAACTAGTAACATAAGGGACATACTTGGCAGTAGTTCCCGCTGAAATATCAGTATATGCATATCCACCACCACCAAGTGCAACATTTTTAATAACGTGACTATGTGGTGCTGCAAAACCTGTATCAATTGCTTGAAGGGCATCCACTCTGCCCTTGTTTGTTGTAAGAGTACCATTGGCAGTATAAACTTCAGCTGAGTAACCACCAGCACCTTGCATGGCAGTATTAACAAAACCAACAGGCATTGCCTCTCTCATATCAGGAGTCTCATAAGTACCCCACGTCTGACCCCAGCAATAATACCAACCTTCCCAATCAGTACCAGCATTACCACGACCTACATAGTCAGTACCTAATATACCAGTAGAAGTCCAGTTAATATATCCATTTGCAGGATCTAGAACAAATTTAGGTACCATAACAATAGTACCTACTGGTGTTTCATATGGTGCTGTCCAAGAAGCAACGCCAGTTGCATTCGAAGTAAGAACCTTACCGCTACCTGGACCACCAGAAGAAATTCTAAGTGTACCACTAATCAAAAGGCTTGAAGCAATTTCAGATGCTGTAGAGTCAAGTTTAATAACTTCACCTGTACCACCATTAAGAACAATAGTATCTCCGTTAAAAACATACTTTTGAGTACTAGCACCCAAAGCAGTTGGTGCCCATGTCAGTACTCTATCAACACCATCAGCAGTAATAGAAAGAGTTACAAATTCATCAGTATTGTCAGTTCCAAATTTGGCAAGATATGGATGATCAAACTGCTTAACATATAGTAGTGCATCAGTTTCTGAACTAGTACTAAACGGATCTAATGGTGCATCGCCAAGAATAAGAGATGCGGGTTTAGAATAACCAAGAGGTGCAGTTGCATCATCTTGTCTTGGTGTATATGTAAACTTAGTACCATTGTCGTTTCTAAAGAAGTAATCTGTAGCAATGCCAGGATCTCCTTGAGGACCTGCAATACCCTGATCACCCTTATTACCCTTATTGCCTTGAGGGCCTAAGTCACCCTTAGAACCTTGAGCACCTGTAGGACCGCCACCATTAGCAACGATCTGATCGAAGTTATAATTTACCTTATCTAGATGGTCCGTTGCCGAATCAGTACTAAATAACTCTTTAATGTTAATTGCCATTTTAACTGCTTATTTTTACGTAGACATATAGCTCATGTCTAAAGCCAGGTCTTTTGTTATATATTAACCTTACATTTAGTGGTTGTACAGGATCATATTCAAGTCTAAAACTCTTCTCCTCTACGAATGTAGTGTTTAATATTTCTTGTAGGTTTTCTGCAGAAAGAACTGCTGATTCTACAATCTGTTTCGTCTTATTATTCCAAACTCTAATCTCTTCGATACCCATTAACTTGATAAGGTTAGCCTGGATATATTTTGTGATGTCGTCATCTAGTGATGTTTTGTCACCGTAAGAATTAGAAGCATCTACATATTTTTTAATGCTGTATCCAGCGTTGTCATCCTTTAGGATATTTACAAGATTGTTCTGTAAGTAGAAGTCCATCCAAATGTTAGAATCGTCTTCGAATGTAATAAGGTCACCTACATAGTTTCTAGCATCCTTATACGCCTTCATTTCTTCTAGAGATGTTGCCTTGATAATGTTTGAATAACTAGTAATATCATAAGCAGCTCTAGGTAGGTTTAGAGTTGATGCAATGAATGCACCCTCTTCGCTGGCCGATAGAGTTCCGAATACAAACGATCTGTTAAACTGGTTATCGTTCTTAGTATAGAAGCCATCCTCCCATGAAGATCTAAATACATTAATATCTCTTTTATCAATAGCAACTTCACCGATTAGTGGATAAACTGGTTGGTCCTCTGTAGAGTTTGAAAGCTTAAGAATACCATCAGCCTTTTCAGGATTGATCTTATGAAAATGCATATCTTCGATAAGACCAAACTTATCATAGCCTAAATTAGTGTATGATGCAAACGCAATACCTAAACGATTATATTTGTTATATACAACTTTTTGTCTAGCCTCCTCATCAGAAAGACCAGCCCATAGTTTGTCAATCTTGTTATCTCTGTAAAGATCTGTAAATGCAATAACAGTTCTATAGTTAGGCATATAGTCACCTGCCATTCTAACAAGCTTAACATCAATAGGAGTAGTTCTATTAGTATTAACATATCCGACAATACCACTACTAACCTTATAGCTCTGTGGTTTCTTTGAATCTGCCTCTACAACAATAGTAGATTTTTTAGTTACATGATTACCATCTTCAATGTTTAGAATAAATCTATTTGGATTGATAGTTCCACCCTCTTCAACTGTTAGGTATTCAATGTCTTCTGTATTATTAGAGTTAAACAGTTCTGCAATATATTTTGCAGACACTCTTTCAAATGTACTCTTAGCTAAATTGTAACCACCGCCTTCATAAGTAAACTGAGTACCCTGCCATACAATTGACGGTAATGAAGTAGGTGTTAATATTTGTGTATTTGTTATATCACGCAATATACCACCCGGTGCTAAAATTCTTAATGAGTTGTTGTTAAATACTTTCTCAACTGGGGCTTCCCATGTGTAACCACCATACTCAAAAGTAATAGTACTGTATGAACCTGAACTATTAACCTGAACTTGTCTAATAAGTTCAGTGTTAAAACCTTTAACATCTAGTGAATCGCCAAAACCAACAGCAGATGAGAAATCAAGATAACCTTCAAGAGGTGTTGCCGTAGCAGTAGTACCTGAAGTATAGAAATCTCTCATGTTATACAACAACTTTCTGTTAACATATTCAACAACTTCTTCAGTAGAATTTACCTCAACATAAAGAGTAACTGTTTTCCACTTCTTGTTTTGAATAGCCTTATACTTGACTGAGTCTTCTGGTTCTTTACCAAGCTCAACTTGAGTCTGATAATTATTGAACACAAGAACTGAACTGAACTTATAGTTATTGAATTCAGGTGTGTTGATTAGATTTCTAGGGTTACTTTCGTTAAACTCTTTACGAGCATACATCTTAACCTTCAATCCTCTAAACATTGTTTCAGCAGGTTGAGCAGTAGAGCCCTTAATTAGTCTTGTGTACTTTTTATTAATTACAGTTGGAACCATTTCGCCATCAACTTCAACACCCTCAAATGTAAATAGTCTGCTAAACCAATCTTCCGTAATATTTGTTAGATTATCACTAGAAAGATTGATAGACTTTTCAGGTTGAATATAACTGTAGAAGTCTCTAATGATATCACCCATACCAGCAGCAGTTTGTGGAACTGAAGAATACTCAGGGTATCCATAAATATAGTACCATTCGTGAGTCATTGCTTTAGGGTCTCTTCCAGAAACATTTAAGTCAGGTGCAAAGTTTGTTTTACCAAATGCCTCAGACATTGATAGGAAGTATGGCTTCTCTCTTGATGTTAAACCATTTTTATAAACCCACTTATTAATAGTAGGAACAACTCTTGAAACAATCGAAGTCTCTTTAGTATAATTCTCCTGAAGACGATCATACTCGTTAGAGATATTATTGTTAGGTGTGATTGTCGGAGTAATTGGTTGTAGGATGCCTTCAAGTTGTTTGAAGTATGTTGACCAATCCTCATTATATTTGTTAATGTCTTCTAGCTGAGAAGTATTAACATTTGTATCCTGTTCTGTTTCATGGAACAGTTCTTTTGGATCAGAGTTTTGTGTTGAGAAGAAGTTGAAATCAAAATCAATGAAATTAAATACCTCAAACTTACCAAACTCAATATAAGAATCTTTGTATAGATTTACTGATGCCTCAAAGTAAAGGTTAGTAGAAGTTTTGCCACCTAGGCAAACTCTCCATCCATCATAAAAAGGATCTTTTACGACTTCAACTATTCTAATATAATTAGCACCGTCTTTAATAAAAGTATTGTTATCAATATCACCGATCTCTGAGTTAGGAATCAAATAACCAGTATTAACAGAAGAACCACCGACTGGATAATAAGTCAAATATGTTGCATAATCTGCAGTATCCAGGTCGACTTTCTTAGTAACATTGTCATATTCACCAACCTCAACTTGAATAGTATTAGAAGTGTTTGTTAGATGTATTCCAAAGAAAGATCTATGAAGTCTGTTACCTGTTGAATAGTTCTCAATAATTAGAGAGCTGTCAACTCTAGTAATCTTAAAAGGATTGTCATCGATATTATTAAATGCAGTAAGCATTGCAAGGGCAATCTGATTAGTAGTTCCTAGATTAGAAAACTTTAAACCATCTGCCTTACCAGCGGCAACTGATGAATCAGCAAAAATAGTAAAGCCATCTTTGTTAGTTGTCGGAAGCCATTCAGTTTTTGCTGCTAGAACAAACTTCTCACCAGAATCAGGAGTTCCAGTAATATTAATTTTGAAGAAGTCTTTAACATTAGGAATAATAGACTTAATCTCAAGGGTCTCTTTCTTTTTAATCATTCCGCCAATCACGTTAGCTGGAATACTAGGAACCTTTAATTGAAATAGTGGAATATTTTCGTTAACAACGTTATAGAAATTATCTCTAGTTCTAACCCACTGTAATACTGGCTTGTTAAGATCCATAGTAGGCAACATAGAGATGTCTGTTAAAGACGAAGCACTTAGATCATATTCAGTTTCAATTGTAGATATATCAACGTGTAGAATTCCTTTAACAAACTTAGATGCTTTAAACTTACCTTCTGTATGTGCTTTAACATAGAATCCAACATATCTGTTTACGTCATATGCTTCAACAGTTGCATCATCAAAAATAAACTCTAAGTTGATTAGGTTTGCGCAAACCATTTTGTTACGTCTAAAACCCTCTGTAATAAATTGATTGTTTAGAATTTCTTGACGGTCAGTGACAACAAACTCGTTATACATAAACTCAGCCGAAGATGTAAAACCACCTTTAACCAAATCAATACCATTCCAAGTTGATTTCTCACTTGATTCAAATGATACGGTTACAGGAGCATATGGAAACCTAGGATCGTTTACATAATTATCTAGATAGTTACCAAGCTTAGAACCCTTACGCATATCAAACGTTTTGACAAGAGTTGCCTTCTTAAGCATCTGCATAATTCTAGCATTGATGCCACTTAGACCATCTGATAGATCAACCTCAGAAACAGGTTCATCGATTCGGTATACTACAAAATATTCTGGTAGATCAGATTCCAACCATAAAGGTGCCATGAATCTGATGTTGTCCTTGTAAAGCTTTGAATCATTTAACCTAGCACCATAATGGTATTGCTCTTCATACTGACTCTCATAGTCTCTGTAAACAGATAAATCAGATGTGGTTCTATATGTTTCAAATGCCTTGTCTAATGGTGTATTCTTGTAAAACTTGGCTAGATCATAGGCATAGCTACTACCAGAATCAACTGAAACCTTTTTGTAACGTTGGTCCGATAGTACTCTATTGGCACTAATGCTGTCCATATACAAAGAACCATCCGAATCAACTACAAGCTTTACGTTAGAAGTTAGATTTGGATTCGTTCTTAAGACTACATTAGACTTATTTTCGAATGAATTAGAGTTTGCCTCAAAATTGATGTTAGCCATTAAACGAGTTATATTATTAAGCGCTTAGCTTATATATCCCCTGCTCCAGGCGCGCCTTTAGGCCTTATACTTGGCGAATACTTCTAGATCGAATGAGAACTGATTACCAGACTTATCGAATAGATCGAAACCAATCTTCTTAGAATATGAAAGGTTATTAAGTGTCGTAGAAGCAATACCACCAACAAAGCCAGCAGCACTATCAGAAATACCAGAGTAGTCAGTCATTCTGTACTGGAATACAACATCAATAGTGATCGCGTTGTTCTCACCAATCTTAATAGACTTAATACCAGAGTTGTTATCGGCGTTAACAGATAGTGACGTTGCAGAAAGAGGTGCAACAAATAGGTATGATCCACAAGATCTACCACCCAATAGGTATTGATCATTAGGTTCAAATGAAGACTTAACAGTTCTTCCTAGAGCAGAGTCATAGTAGTATGCCGTTTGCTTAAAGCCTTCTGCATCTGTAGCTTTTAGGTTAGCAGTTTTAGCCTGTACAAATCTACCACCATTGTCGTAAATGTCACCATATGTTGTAGTAGATGCTAGAGCTGGGTGGCTAGGATGTAAGAAGATTCCAGAGTCATAAGTTGCTGTAGTAACAGTAGCCAATGGAAGGGTATTTGGTGTAGTACCAGTCCATGTACCCTCGAAGATATATTCGCCTGAAGTAGTAGTTGGAGTAAAAGTCGACACATCATACATACCATATTCGAATGCATTTGCACCGGATGAATCTAGTAGGTTAATGTTATTGTATACGTAAAGGTCTGTGTCTGTTGCAATGTTCTTAAATCTCGAGTATGCAAACTGACCTCTTAGCTGACCTGATTGATATGGAGAATCGTTGAAGTATGGAAGTGCCAAGTTCAAACCTGATACGTTCTGGTATTGAACAGGAACAAGGTCATACTTACCAACAGTTCTATAGTAATTATCGTTAGCTACGTTAGGATCAACTGTAGTTGAAGGTGCAGTACCAAAGCCATTATTAATGCTCGTACTTGAGTTATATGTTGGAAGTGTTCTATCACCTACCAGCCTAGAGATAAGTTCAAGAGGAGTTGCCTGTGTGTTCTCAATGACAATCTTGAACGTCTTAGTAACAATGTGACCCTTCTTGACAGTTAGGTTAGCAATCTCGTCAGAGTAGTACCCTGCAAAGATCTGCTTGTTGTCATTGTTTTGAATAACTTCTGATGAACCATCTTCACGAACAATCTTAACAAGAAGTTCACCCTGAACACCCTCAATAATGTTACGAAGTCTTAGGATCTCATTTTGCATCTCAGTCAACTTATCAAATAGGTTGATTGGTGACTGTTCAGGAGTCAAGAAGCCAGAAGCAATAGAACCTGCTTCGTGTGCAAAATACTTTTCGTTAACCGCAAATGAATCTGCTACGTGCGAGTAAAGACCTCTAGACTCAAGTTCTTCCATCAACTTAACTTTAGCAATCTCCGCTGAGTTTTGATCGACGATGCTAACAACAGACTCAGTAGCTTGCGTACCATTAGCAAACTCGACTCTAGCGATATTAGACCACTCAGATTCCACTGGGTTTGCAGGCCATCCTGCCTCAGAGACAGACTTAACTCTGATCTCTACAACCTCTCCAGACTGGATAGGAAGATCTAGTTGGTTAATATTGATTGCCTGGCTGTCTTCAACGTTTTCAGAGTCCCAGTAGTATTTACCAGTTGCCTCATCTTTTACACGCTTTCTAACAGGAGTCATTACTTCATTCCAGTTAGAGAATGCACCAGTCTTCTCCTTACCAGATACTGTATCAGTAAATGGAATTTGTGTAATCGGCGCTGGCTTGCCATCAGCAGATAGGTATCTATATTGAACCTTAAACTGTACAACTTCTTGGTCAATCGTGTTAGCAGACTTCTTAGGAGCTGGAATAGTCCAGAAACCTCTAATTCTATATTTAGCCGCAGTGCTTTTTACAGAGTTAACATCACTTAGAGATCTGATCTCATTTACAAGAGATGAATAAAGTTTAGACTCAGCAGATCTTTGGTTTAACGCAGCTGTAAGTTCGTTTCTATCTCTGTCTTTTTCAACAGATGTATTATACTTCTTAGTAGCAATAGAAGATCTTCTAGCAGCAAGATCCTCGTCAAGCTTCTTAATGTTCTCTTCTGCTGTAGTCTTACTAGAGTTTAGCTTTTTGATTTGCTCAAACGCGTTGTTGGATGTCAGGTGCGCATTAACCTGTACAACCTTAAAGTTACCAGTCTCAAGAGTTGGTGAGTCTGGAACCACTCCAAGTGTTGATGGTGGGATCGAGTCATCTTTTAGTGCCTTGATCAATTGACCAAAGTCAGAGACTTGCTCCTTGTAGTATTGTGCTAATGTCTGAACTTCACCATTTGCAAGTGTGATGATCAAGTCATTAGTATAGATCGCAGTACCAGGTGACCAGAATTCAGCCTCTAGGTTTGAGTCTGGATCAACAGGCTTAATAAAGATGGCTGCTCTCTCATCGAAACCAACGTTGATGTCGATAGAAGAGTAAGCCTCTTTGTTTTTATAAACTTTTAGTTGGGCGTTGCCGACTTTAATAGCTTCATAGCCTTCTAGTAGAAGTAATTCAACCTCAAGTGTATCTGAGTTAAGTGCTACGATTCTGTATTTAGTCGAGTTAGTGCCGGAGTTAACAAGTAGTTCATCACCAATCTTAAGAGTCTCAGTATCTGTTTGAGACTTCTTAGCATCAGTATATGTTAGCTTGTTTAGGCTGTATAGCTTTACTGATTTAGTAACTGAAACACCATCAACAACTACATTTCTTTGAGCAGTCTTTACTTTAGACACATCAAAGAAACCCGCGTATTGTGTTGATCTAACTGGAGCATCAATAACCTCTTCGTCAATGATGTAAGCAATGTTGTTAGTTTCTAGATCAGAAATAAGGCCATTGATCTCAATAGAATCAGAGCCTTTAATATTGTTATCGAACCACTCAGCAGAAGCTGCAACAGTAGAATCGATTAGGTATCTTTTAACTTTGATCTTCTCAGTATCTGCTGGAACTTGACCCGCAACGTCAAGCTGAATGCTTAGCAATGGATTAAGGAAAGACTCAAAGAAGTTATTTGATTTAGTTGTAAATGTTCTAGGTGCAGATACAGATGTAACTGTCTTAGCAGGCGACTTTAGCTTAGACTTATGAATCTGTCTAAATGTACCATCAGCCATTCTAACAGCTGCATCACCTTGGCCAAGACCAGATAGAGACTTAAAGTTCTGATCTAGTCTTTCGATTTCACGCTTAAGGTATCCAAATGCTGGGACTTGAACTGTCTTAAGATTACCAGACTGGTCGAATAGATCAACCGTTACTGTCTTCTTATCAGTCGTAATCGCTTCAGAGATCTTCTCATAAGTCTCCAAAGAGTTCTGGTTCATTTCCAGAAACTGTCTAATGATTTGTGAAATACTGTTATTTGCCATCTTATCTTAGTACGTCTGTTGCAAACGTTAATGTTAGTTCATCTACACATACCATTTCAATGTATGGCTTAGAAGCATTTAAATCGCTTGTTACGACTGTAGCGACATTCTGCCATCCACCTTTCTTGTCAGTGTAAATGTTGATGTTATATCCGTCCATATTTAGTACACTATCAAAAACAATCTTGAAAGATTGTCCATTGGTCCACTTATATGTAGAATCATCAATGTATATATTTACGTCCTCAATCGCGGTAGTTGACGTAGTAATAACTCTAAGCATGTTAGAGAAATCCTTTAGTCTAACATACATACCATATTGATCGGCAGTATTAGGATCAAATGCATCGATCTTCACACCGACTGCACTTGTATTATTATCCCATTGGAATAGAGTTGGGAACTGATAACCCTTATTAATGTTATTAATCTTGATCTTGTTTGCAGTAGACTTATCTACCTCAATACCAGGACCTGCAAAAACAACGTTAGTATTATATTGTACTTCTGTTGGAATAGTACCGTTTACAATACTATTAACTCTTCTATTAATCTCAGTGATCATGTCTAGAAGAGAAGCTTCGTCAGCATAATTAAGAGAAGCATTCTCAACTTGAGTTTGAAGACTAGCAATTTGAGCAGACATTTCTTGTGCATCTTCAGATGAAAGAACCATGTTCTCCATCACATTCAGTCTGTCAAGAATGCCGGCATATCTATCATTAGCTTGCATAAGTAGCTTGGTAGCATTCTCAAGAACAGAAGTAGTATCAAAGAACAAATCCATTGAGAACGTTGTAAAGTCGTTGATTGAATTCTCAACGCCAACATTATCAAGAGATGTGTTATACTTGATATTAAGCTTTAAGGAGTATGCATTACCATTTAGACCAGTGACAGAGTTTGGCTTGTACTTGATAAGCTCTCTAATGTTACCATCTTGAAACTGATCCAATAGAAGGATACCGTATAGGTTTGTAGCTCTGTTACCAGGATTTGTTTGTGAGTACAAATCATAGTAAACTAGAACAGCATTAAACGTAAAGTTACCACCTCTTTGTGAAAAATCATGTAGAGTATTGATAGAAGAATTTACGTTAACTGCATAGTAGCTAGCCTCGTTGAAATCAATACCTACAGCTGGTGTAGTATTTGTATTGATATCATATACTGGAGTAACACCATCAATATCATGCAACGATAGTACACTTAGAGAATCTGGATGGCTAGATCTACCATTAATATTTGTGCCTGGAGTTAGAGTCAGGCTAGTTGTATTGTATGTGTCTTCTTTAAGAAGAACTGTTGGTGTATAACCAACTGAAGTAGGAACGTTAATGAATACCTCTTGGTATGTGTTAGCTGCGTAATTCTTATCGTTGATTACGTCGATAGTACCAAGATACTTAATCAGTCTTGTGTAATCACTACCAGTACCAGTTGCATTAGGAAGTTCTACGTATCTACCTAAAGTAGAAAGAGCCTCTGAAGATGAAGCAGCTTGAATCTTAAAAGAGTCAAGAGCTGCAAGATACTTAAAGAAGATTTTCTCGGCATCTGACTGATACATTACAGGATCAAAGTCATCGTCATTTCTAATGATCTCCTCTAGGTTTAGAGCATAGTTCTGAAATGACATTGACCAGTTCTCGTTATCATCTGTAGAAAGCGTAGGAAGTGACCATGGCGTAGCCCCTTCATACAAGTTTTCCCATTTAATAGAGTTGGCAGTTGTACCAGCATTTACTTCTGGAAGATCCAATAGAGCATAGTGAGAGAACTCGAACTTCAAATCCGGGTCTCCTTGCGCTCTAGTTAAATCTCTAGCCGCAGAAGCAAACGCGAACATAGTTCCGCCTTGCTCTTGAACTTTTCTTACTAATGGTGTTGCCATTTAATGCCTAATTATTCTTTTATCGGCTTAAGCCGTTTTCAATTATACGATCGTTACGTTGAACGAACCTAGGATGTACCAAGATGCACCGATATATCTTAGAGTAAGAGTACCGTATTGTTGGATATCAATAGAAGTAGATACACCTGCAATGTTACCAACTACAGCGAATTGTACACCAGCTGCATCATTTGCAATAAGTGTGATTTGCTGTCCCTCTTCAGCTGCATTAAGTGTAATTGGTGTTGCGCCAGAATCGATCATGTATGTGTTTGAATCGAAACCAAGTGCAGCAGGCATTGAAGTTGTGATAATCTCCTTGTCGTAGATAACTGCGTCATTGAAAGTAATTTCACCGTCAACTGCAGTAGCAGCTGTAAGAGTGTTACCAGCAGTTTTAAATTCAGCAGCAAGACCACCATCAACTAGTACGCTAGTAGCTTCAGCTGCAGCAATACCAGTTAGGTTACCAGTAACAGGATCCAACTTAGCAGTTACAGTAACCAACTCATCGTTGATAGCTGTAAAATTATCGTTCAATGTAACCCTAGAAGCTGATAGGCTGTCTGTACCTTGAATGTTTGTAATAGTCGCCATTTGTTTGTATTTTATTTAATTGTTAGTGCGTTTTTTACCAGTTTGTTAGTGTTACCGTTAACATCAGTAACTTCGAGCTCAAGTGTATAGTCACCCCTGTGCTCAAAGAGATATGTTAACCACTTACTATTGTAGTATATATCCTCTACTTCTTTACTAGTATTATGTAGTTTCCAGTCATATTTTAACTTACCAGGCATTCTAGACTTATCTACTGAGAAAGTCATGTGTGTAAGTAGTTCAATTTCAGCATGTGCCTCAGCAATCTGAACATCGTTATATGTTGGATTATGTTGTGTATAATTCTGTCTAGCATCAATAGTTACAACAGTAGGGCTAGTTGATGCCTGATCAACTGTTACAAAATCATAGGATGAAGAATACTCCTTACCGACTGCTAGAATGTACAGACACTCGTCATTAAAACCATCATTATTATTATCAATAAACACTGGGTTATAATTGAATTTAGAGATGATAGGATCTGTAGATGTATTTAGATCGTCCGCTGCTTGTTGCCAAGATGGCAAGTCAAGTGGGTCATTAAGATCAAAGTTAATCGTAGCATAACCGTATGCATAGACACCTTCACTTACTTGATGTTTGATTTCAATGATTGAATCAATGTCAGCTTGTGTGATCTTAAATGAAGCGGCCACATCAGCACCTACGTGAGTTGCATCCCACCAAGTGTGTTTACCATCATTCCATACATGCTTTTTAAGATTCTTCCAGAAGTATGGCCCTGTTGTGTCTGAGTATCCAGTAGGAGAAGATGGATCTAGATATCTTCTAACCATAGAGAAGTTAATACCATCAGTCTCATCATGTAAATAGTTAGCCCTATCAAGAGTCAAATAAAGTGTACCAATCTCTTGGTCAACTGTATCATCGTTCTGTTGTGGAAAGCTCCATGAACCACCTGCTTGACCCCACTTAAAATTAGAAGAGAACCAATCATATTTCTCACGATCCATCCATCTATAAACACCATAGATCTCAACCTGCTTCATCTTAACTTCAATAGAATTAGGGTATCTTAGAACTGTAGTGTTATTGAATAGATCAATTTGTTCGAAGACAACTGAATAGGTTCCTTTGTATGGAAGTGCTATAGCAACCTTTAGTACATCATCAATAGATCCTGTGATCACCTGCTTCCAGTTCTTAGGACCTGTGATTGTCCATCTTAGTTCATACACATTGCGCTTCCACCAATTAGACCAAGTGATGTAAGACTCAGCATCATCCCAAGTAAACATGGCTGCATCCCATGTGTCATCAAAAGAGGTACACTCAAGCATAATAGGAGCACCAATAGGAAGAGCCTCTGTAATATCAGCAAACGTTGTGCGAGTTAAATTGTAATAGTTATTATAGAATGCAAGTGTGTCGGCATATAAGGTAGCCCTGTCAACACTTGACAGATTTTCAAAGTTTTGTTCCTTACCAGTATAAAGATTTGAAACTAAATTTAAATCTTCGATAAAAGCTTCAGCGTTGTGGATCTCAATCTTAGGTTCCACACCAGCTGTCATGGTAGTAATAGGATTCTGGTTATTCCAGATATTTGTATTATAGTTCGTGAAATAGTCGGCCTCACCAATGATGTCAATGATCTTGGCATTTAGTGGTAGATATTCACGCTGTAGTTTAGACTTAAGACCATAAAGCTTGATTAGTACCTCGTCAGCTGTGAAGTCAAATACTTCATCAACTTCTGGAATATCCCACTTGTCAAAGTTACCATTAGGTGTGTTTAGTTTATAGAATAGACCAAATCTAGATGTCTTCTTATATGTTGAAGAAGGCAGTCTAACACCCATAAGTTTGTTAGAGACATAAGCACCCTTTGAAGAGTTAGGTACTTCAAATGCCTTAAGTTTACCAAACATAGGTGATCTATCGTCAATGACTAACCAATATTCTTTAAGTGTAAGGTTGTTATATCCAAAGAACTTAATAGCATTTACAAGAGCCTTATATGTTCCAACGAATGGTTTGATATTTGAAAGTTCTAGTAGAAGTTCTCTACGCTTTCTATTGATAAGAATCCAGTCAGGAGCTACCTCGTTGATGTCATGATCCTTAAAAAGGAACTGATCAGATGCAGTAAAGTTTGCACCTAGGTTACTAAGTAGAACAGAAAGTCTTTCTTCTTCAGCAACAGTCTCACCATATACTTCGATCTCAACAACAAGAGTGTTATCAATTACATCAACAACATGTAGGTATCTAAAGTGAGGTCCTTCAACTTGAGAGTTTAGGGCAACGTTTACCTGAAGTGCCTCTCTAGTAGATGCGCCACTTACAGTATGAATGCCATCAAGTGTACTAACTGCAATTGAGTTATCTTGTGGATCCAAGTAAACCGAATCCTCAATAGAAATAGAAACATCACCATCGGATAGTGACGCTGTAAAGAGATTGATATCTTTACTAGTATATTCAGTGTCCGCAAACTTAAACATAAATTGAGAACCAACGTTAGAACCAATTGGTGTCATAAGGGATGCTGCACCATATTGTGTAACAACCTCTTCTAGAATAAAGATAGTAGCAGCTTCGTATAGACCTGTTGAAACCTCATTTAGGTTTAGAGTACCAGTATAAGCACCGAGTGCCGAGTCAAAGCTCAGCTCAATTTCAGTGTTCATGCCATTAAAGAATCTAAGCCCCTGGTACCTCATTACTTAACTTTTAAATAGTCTTTCGGCATTGCAAATGCCTTGTATAGTTTTAATTGTGTTACGGTCTTAACACCGTTCACAAACATATCTTGAATGAATCTAACGAAATCAAGCATTGTATCATTACGAGTAATGTGTCTCGATAGGCCTTTAAGCATCAAGTCATTCGTGTAGTCTCTGCCTTCATTTAGTCTACTATCGTTAGAAGACTTAGCAATATCATATCGCTTTCCTAACTTGTATTTCCAAAGGCCTCTGTATAGTTCGTCTGCCATTATAATGCTCTTCTATTTGCTGACTGTATTTGTGTATATACTGATCTTGGGATAGGCTTACTAAAGTTAATAGAAAGTGCAGCCAATTCACCGATTCTAGCAGAGTCATTTACTGTAGCACCGTCTCTATCTGCCCATCCACCTCTAAACATAGCAACTTCTTCTTTACTCAAGACGATATCACCAAACTCATCAAGACCTGTAACATTCTGTCTTACTTCAGCTGGAATACCTTGAGTCTTATCAAATGTAACAGTGCTAGAAGTAACAGTCTTCTTAAAGAACATCATTCTATTTTTACCGTTACCAACATCTTCAAGTACTGGAGTTTGTGGTGTAATAGTAGTTTGTGTAACCGTATACGTTCCAGTTCTCATGGCATCTTCTTCCGCCTTAGATAGAAACTGTACGTTTACAGAATCAATACCATCAATACCTTCTAGTAGTGCAACGATGTCTGACTTAGGAAGTCTATCACGTCTTGTAATAGAAAGGATATATTGTGAAATCTTGCTTCTTACAACACTCATAAGTTTAACTTCATCAAAGCCTTCAAAGTGTCTGATCCAAACATTCATTGCATACATCTTAGCCTTTGGATTCACAAACGAAATCTCAGTAGTTACCATCTGCTGGCCTGAAAGTTCAATAGCCTCTCTAATACCTTCTAGTTCAGACTCCATAAAGAAGAACTCTTCTTTAGGCATAGAGAAATAGTCATGTCCTGTTCTTAGCTTAGACTTAACGTCTGGTAACAAGAATAGGTACATAACGTTGTCATCGTCTAAGTATTGATCATCAGTCAGGTTGTATGCATCGATGTAAGAGAACATGTTATAACGCGCCAGGAAGTGCTCGTAGTTCTCTGGTGTAGCCAACACAAATGACTTTGAGTTTAGAGGTGCAATAAGCTTTGTAAATTCAATTGACTCAGGGTCAGCACCCATCTTAGGAGCTGAAGTTACTCTAACCTCGATAAGGTTGTTTAAGTTATATTCATTACCGATACTATCAAAGCCGGCTGTTTCAAATTCAAATGTGATATCAGGAGCATCTCCTAGGTTACCTGCAGAACCGCCTGTTTTAATATATTCAACTAGGATGAATGCACCTAGATTAGGCATCATACCGAAGTTACCATTACCAAAGAAAAGATCAATACCACCAGTAACACCAGTTCTAATAACAACACCTCTAGTCGTTGCGTTCATATCGTAAAGGCTATTGTATACAGTCCATTGTTCACCATTTACTGAAACATATACCTTGTCATGTGCTGTAGCACCGCCAGTCTGAACATTAAAGGTTTGGAACGGTTCACCAGTACCAGTAAGAGATTGTCTCTGTACCTCACCTTGAATAATAGGTATTCTAATAAAGTTTCTTTCAGACTTAAGTAGTGGAATAATATCATCAGAAGATCTTAGTAGATACTTTAAGCCATTGTTCTGTGATTTAATAACAGTGTTGCTAGAGATGTATAGAGTTTCACCTGCAATAGTGTCTTGTTGGCCTGGCTGCCATGCGATTTCAATTTCGCCCATAGCAGAGAAACCTCTAGTTGCATTGTGACCTGTAAGAGCGGCTAGGCCATAGATTGATTCAGGTTGTTGAGCTGTTAAAATATTCTGCTCAACAGTAGCGTCTTCAACATAGTACATGATCATCTCAGTAAGCTCTGAAGCCACCTTGACCATTTGCGCAAATGGAGAAGCTGAAGTAAATAGATTATTGGCACGACCATAAACCCTGCTCAAATACGATTTAGTATCCTCCTGAATTTGGGTAGCCTTGACTCTTGCGGCACTAAGAAAGTTAAAATCAGCCATTGATAGGGTTTATTAATTTATGTAGACACCGACTTGATACTTAGAATCAACTACAATGTCAATTTGCGCAATGTCACGTACAGTCCCTTTAAAGAAAGATACAGACACTTGCGTGTTATATTTTTGTGCTAACGGTGAGAACATTTCAATTTGCTCTTCAATGAGTCCTCGAATCTGCCCTTCGTTATAGTTTAATGTGTACACAAGGTCTTCTAGATTAGCTCCTAGTAATGGTTCACCCATAACATCACCCCTCTTTGTGAAAAGAATGGTTTCGAGTTGTGTAAGAACCATTGAAATCTCACTCTCAGAGTGGATTTTATATGGATCAAAGTTAGGATCACCGTAAGCTCTAATATAGAATTCCATTGCTAAGTTTATATATCAGTTTAAGAATGGAACATCCAATCTGTACCTTCGTCTGTTTTGATCTCTTCGATTACCTTATCAAGTTCTTCCTGTCCCATAGACTGGATAACATCAGCATTGATAGTAATGTTACCAGGTAGATTGTAGCCAAAGATAGCTAGCTTCTGACCAAGAGAAACCTTTACCTTCGCAGCAACATATCTAAAGAAGATCTCGTCACCGAACAGAGCACAATCAGGAATAGTCTCATAGATCTCAAGAATAACAGGCTTGTTTGGTGTTTGACCTGTGAACTTAAGTTCATGAGTCTGTTGTGAGTAGTGGAACGATAGTGGATTTTCTAAGATCTGGCGCGCCATGTCAAAGAATGATTCGTTGATCACATAGTATTGTAGGTTCTCAGCACCTTCAACAACAGATGAACCGCCTGAATATAAAGAACCAAATAGGGCTCTTTGAATATCAAAGTCACCTGTTGTAAATGTAATAGAAGAACCAGCACCATATCTAGATCCAACCATAGCAACAGCGTAGATAGAATAGACTTCGTTACCTCCAGTCGCTGGGTTTTCACCAGGCATAGTTAGGGCCCTACGATTTTTAAAGTGCTCAGACTGGAATGCCTCTAAAGGAATATACAAGAAGTTCTCAGTCATTGAGTACTCATAGTTCTTGTAGAACCACTTCTTTGCTCTTTTAATAATATTGTATACCTCGGCTCTAGGCAGATTCATAGGAATCATACAAGAACCTGTTACCTCACTTGCAATCTCATCGATGAAATCATTCAAGCAGTTTGGATCATACGATGGTGGTGTTGTTAAATCACCTAAGTTACCTTCGAAAATATCTCCCATTTTCTTTAGTCTATTTTTGTAGAGTTCACAATTTCAGTTCCGTCGAATTGTGCATGTTTTTCGCTGTATCCACCCTCTCTGAAGATACCCGCTTTCATTTTACCTTTAAAAATACTGTCAACGCCAAATACATAACAGTCTTCTAGGGTACAACTTGCATGCGTATAACATGATTGTACCTTAGAACCTTTAATAGATGTTGATTGAAATAGATTACAGCTTTGTAGATCAGCACCTTCAATTTTGCAACGATATAAATCACTTCTTTTTATTTCGCCTCTAATCTCACAATCAACAAATTCATAACCAGATAAGTTATGTGCTGCCATTAGTTTACCGTCTTTAACCTGAACCTTAGATCTATCGGTATCATAGTTGATATGACCCTCGATTAGACCGCCTTCAGTAATAAGCTTAATGACTTGCTCCTTGATCTGATCCCAATACATATCTATCGTTTCACCACGATTACCACCATCAGGACTTAAATCAAGTGTAAACTTAATATTCTGAAAGTTCTTAAAGTTTCTGTGGTCCTTGTATAGATCATATGTTGGTTTTAACTTGTTCATGATCCTACGTAGTTCAAGTCTGTTCAACTCATTCAAATCTGGATTAACACACGCATTCCAAAGCTGAATCAAGAACAGGTCCAATAAATGTAGGATTGTTGTAGTCTTCTTCTCGTAGTCTTTACCACCTAGATATCTAAACTCTAGATAGCCATCATTTTGCTTTAAGAAGTTAACACCATAATACTTAGTATCTGGATATTTAAACTGCTGTTTTGAGATGTGGTTTTCATCAAAGTTAAACAACTCGTTTTTAGGTAGAATATACTTAATAGACTTTGCGTAAACGAGGTCCCTTCTTTCAGGGAAGAACTTATAAACCTGATCCTCTTTAAAGTCAAGAATAAACTTAAGAGTATTCATATGTGTGATGAAATTTGCACCCACCTGCTTCTTATCAAAAGAAACATTCAAGTGGATACCTGCTCTATCTGTAGTGTATCCATTTTCCTGAATCCACGCTAGAGTCTTGATAATAATCAATCTTGCATCAGTATATGCAAGTGCGCCGGTCACCATTTCCATGAGACCGGCACCACCTGACATATCGGGTTCTATCTTAAACTCTCTATCGGAAGGTTTGAAGTCCGAGTGTGCTTTTTCTTCGACTCTGACCTTTCGGTTCAGTACCTTTCCAAGCATTTCAGCAGTCTGTTCAACCGAATGGTTTGAATAAAATTCAAACTCAATTCCGCAAAAAGCTTTTAATAGAATATCTTTGTTCGCTTCGTTTAGCATGGATATATTGGAATCTTACTATTTAAGATTATATATCCGCCTCAGAAAGCGTATTAAGTTATTACATAATGACCTTCAAGAATACTCTCTTAGTGTCTAGATCAACCTTAGTAACTTCTACTTTGATCTGTTCACCCTTAGTAAACGTATCCTTTAGGGATGTTCCTTCTGGGAACTCTGAGATATGCGCCATACCAACTACAGAACCATGTACTGAGATGAATACACCATAATCCTTAATAGATCTAATAACAGCATTTTCAACAATCATAGGTACCTTCAAAGTCTTTGAGAACTCTTCCCATGAAGTGTCTTCCTTAACCTCTGCAACTTCTTTTTGTGTTAGGATAATCTTCTCATTTGATACGATCTCCTTGATCTTGAACTTAACCTCTTCACCTGGTTGGATGCTTTGAGATCTGTGTCTTTCAGCAAGGTCTTGATCTAGGTCATTAACGTGAATCATACCTGTTAGGCAAGTATTAAACTCAACGAAGACACCATACTTAGCAGAACCTGTAACACTACCAGTATACTCGTGTGTCATATTGTTCTTCACCTCTTCGATTTGGTGTGGGATCATAGCCTGTAGATACTTTCTGTGTGATACGACAATAGTACCTTTTTGTGCAGAGAAAGAATCTGGAACAACATACATCTTTGTGCCAATGATAGACTCAAAGTCATGTAGCTTGTTAATACCTGCCAAAGAACCTGGCATGAAACAATTAATACCTTGTACGCTGACAATGTAACCACCGCCTGGAATCATCTCCTTAACAGTACCCATGTAAGCAGTACCACCTTCATCTGCTGCAACTCTTAGTTCAGCAAACACACGCTGCTTAGTTCCTTCAGAGATAGACGCAGTTGCGTATTCTTTCGATTCTGTCTTATCGCTAAGGATCTTAATTGAAACTTCGTCACCTGGCTTGATATCTTCAATAACATCACGATCTTCTTTAGCTAGATCAATGTAAAGCATCTCACGATAACCGATATCAACAGTAGCCCATTTCTCACTCATAGAGTGGATACGACCAGTCTCAATACGACCTACACCAAGTTCAGAAATAGTTTCTTCAAACTGTACTGTTGAGATCATGTTGTAAAAGTCCTGTGCATATGGCTCGTGGCAATACACGATATCCTTATGACTTCCAGTCTTAATACGATCGTTACGTCTTAGTTTGGTGTTGTGATGAAATTCATAACGATCCCAATCGAATTCGCCATTAGGCAATAGGAATGTTTCTTCATCTGACGCATCATCTGAAAGATCTAATACGTCTACTTCAAGTGATGTTTCTTCTTGAAGCTTAACAGGAGCCTGTTCTTTCTTAGAGAGCCTCTGTCTTTTTGGTTGGCCGTTGCTATTTGCACCAGCCTCTTTTTTTGAGTTCATTTTATTTAATTTAGAGTGAATGAATACTTAATATATAACTCGCTTCTTTTTAGTGTATTATTTGTTGTTAATCTTAAAACCTAGCTGTTTACCATACTCAAGAATCTGTAAAGTAGTATCTTCCTTCATATAGTCATCTATTAATTTATTTACATGTGTTATAACCGACTCTTCAAGCTTATACTTATTTTGTATACTTTTTGCCCTAGATTCAGTTAATGTACCACCTACAATCGTTTCAATTTGCCCTCTTAAATCATTAGCAAGTATTAATTGATTAAGCGTTTCAAAATCTTTATTACCCAATGGATTATTATCACTTGCAAGATCCATTGCATTAACACCTTTATCAATCTCTTTTTGATTAGCTATATAAAGTTTATAGAATCTCTTTACTAACTTTCTATTGTCTGCAGTAGACTCACCATCTGCAATATTATCAATAACCTCTTCAGCAACATCGGTCATTTTGTCAAGCCTTCTACTCACGTTTTTAATTAGCTTATTCTTCATGATCCTGTTCATTTCATCTGCATCGTCCTTATTAAATACAGCACCCAACTTATCAATTTGTGACTGTACAAATTCAAGTTGTTTGACCATAGGATCTAATGCACGAACAAGTACCTTTGTAGTCTCTAATTCCTGTAGACCAAATTCTTCTGCAAGGTCTAAGTATTTTTTAGCAAGCCTTAGTGCATATTGAATAGCCACAAGTATATTTAGAATTCTAATACCAACCTGCAAAAGTTTTGATCCAACGTTTGGCACTCCAGTAAATGTAGGAGGCATGAATACATCAATAATAGTAGATGAAATTTGAGGTACAATCTCTTTAAAACCTTTGATAGCATCTGAGTAAGCTTCTTTTAGTTTAGCATACTCTTTTTTCATAGCTTGTTTGCCATGTGTATTGTAATACTCCTTAAGCTTATCTAACTCTTCTTGTTTAGTCTTTTCATCAAGGCCCATACCATCAAACATTCTACCATATTTCGCAGTAATAAAGATAGCTACAAACTGGTTAAATGTAAGAAAGAATCCAGGTTGTGTAAGAACCAAATCAAGTGCTTCATTTGTTCTGGCAACTTCGGCTTGCCAATCTACCAACGGAGCAATAGTGGCTGTAGTACCTGAAGTACCAGATGTGCTACTTCCAGGAATAGCAGCAGACCCACCACCCTGAGTTTGAGCACCGCCCTGGTCGACTGTTCCACCGTTGCCATCTGACATAGGGACCCCGTTATTTCCACCTACTATTTGTTCTGGCATGACTTAGCTCTTTTGTTGAATTTTACCATCACCTGTATTAGTCAAGATATCAGACCTTAACTTAGCTGCATTAATAGACTCTGGCGGTAGGGCAGGGCCTGAAGGACCATATGGTGTTGGGTGTATATGTGATGTAATGAATCCTAGTATGTTTCTAATAACACTTGACAGTGTTGCGCCTCTCACCGCAGGTTCTGAAGTGTCATTAAATCCATCCGCGATATAGATATCTTTAGCGTTGATGATAACCTTTCCGTCGTTAGTTAGTCTAACCATAGGGTCAGCAGTCTTCGAGCCGCCAGTGGTCATGATAAAGCCATCAGTCGGCGAGTAGTATGCTCTAACATTCTTTTCAGAATCATACATAATCGAGATAACCTTTTCGGCTTCGTTCTCGTTATCTAGTACTTCAGTCTTAAGAGAATCGCTTGTGCGAAGTTGGAATGTATATCTTGGTTGGTATAGGTTACCATTGTCAAATCTAACACCAACTATGTCACCAATATTAGGTACGGCGAATGAACCGTGCACCATTGTGTTTGAAGGAATAGCCCATGGAATGTCCTGTGTTTCAAGTAGGTCGAATTTACCGAACACTTTGATTCGGCATCTTCCTAGCTTATTAGGGTCTACGTTTTCAACAACTTCACCAATCCAGTGAGTGTCTCTAAGGTTATCCTTAAACAGTTCGTTTTGATTCATTATCCGTTGACATTTCCGAGGTCTCCACGTCCAAAGCCCTCTTGGTTATTTATCAACGGAAAAATAGATGCGATTGCACCTCTCTTTAGAGCTTCATTAACAGGCATACCTGCTGCTCCATAAATGTTTGTATTTAAAGCCTGTCTAAATGCATTAGCACCAGACTCGATATTAACAACTGCATCCTTGTAAATGTTCTCAGGTGTTCTAGCAATCCCTGTAGTAAAGTTGCCAAGATTATTTAATCCACTTTGATAAAGTCTATCTAACTGTGAACCGTATACATTATCAGGATTATTAACAAGCCTTGCTGGGTTTGCTTTTGCAACAGACCTTCCAAAGCGATCAATGTTATCTTGCAGAATACCATTCACATCTCTAGCCACTCTATTACCAAGTCCTTCGCGACCTTCAGCAGCATCTTCAATATATTGATCGGGTACTGAACTTGTTACAATACCTTGTAGATAGTTTGTATCTTCATCAATCCTCTTAATAGTCTCGTACTTAATATTGATCTTCAAGTCAGTTGCCATTGTAGGCTCGCTAGATGAAAGAGAAGCAAAGGCTTCACTCGCAGAGTTTGGTACAAACTCACACTTATCAAACTCGAATTTAAACATCGGAGTAAACTCAGTAGCTGAGTTCTCAATATCATCCCAATCTACTATATTCAGGCTATTTGGGTCCGCGCTGTTGATCTTTCTTACCTCAGATACAATAACCCACATTCTAAAACGTCTGTAGTTCTCTGGCAAAGTTTGAGTCCATGCGGCGTTATCATATAGGGCCTCTCTGTACAAGTCCATAAGACCTGTAATAGCAAGGTTAATAGTTTCGTTACATGTAATAGTTATCTTAGCATCGTCACCGCCGGCATATGCATCCTTTCTGTTATCGTGGTATGTTACAACCCTATCAATGCCTTCGATGCTTTTCCAGTACCATGGCATCTCCTTATTGAGTAGCTGAATAGTATCAGTAAACTGTGTTAGCTTTGCTGCCCTTTTAGGTTCTTTATAGAAGTCTCTAAGAGTTTTGGCAGCATCTCCTGGGCTGAACAACGGAGACGTTGGGTCAAACATGATAGTGAATGACAAATACGTAGGATCTTGGTAAGCATTTTTTGAATGCCTATTCAACATCTCCTTTGAAAACTTATATTGATTTTTTTGGCCGGCCATAGATTTATATATTCGGATTATACTGTGTTAATCCTTGCTGGCCATTCCTTTCTAGATAGGTGTAATACTTGGTTGTATTTTCCAGCTTCATAAACATATTCGATACCCATGATTACGTAATAGCCTGTTAGGAACTCATCAACCTTTGGCTGCTCATCAGATATAGAAGAGCTCTCAGCCTCTTTTGGATTCTTATTCTCAAAGCCGGCTTCTTCTGATTTCTCTATCAGTTGTTTTGTAGCAACATTAGAGGCAGTAGTCATATTGTAAATAGTTACAGGAACCTTCATGTACCTGTAAAGTGCAGGGTTCATTGTCTTAAGAGTAACTACAAGTTTCATCTTATCCAACTCGACCATGTTCTGAATATTATGTATAACACTAAAACCATAGTTTAGGTGTACATTGCCCTCATTAGGATTTGAGTCTTGAAGACCTACAAACTTGTGTTTAGTAAGGCTATCATATTCATCAGTACTAGACTTTCTACGGCCTTTAAGTGGCTCTTCATTTTCTTTAATAGTTGAACTAACAATGGACTCTGTAAAAAACTCATTTAAGTTTTCTTTATTAGCATCCATATTTGTATTAAAATCATAATACTGGACAAACCTTCTATAGCCATTTTCAAGTGCTACAGTTGTTGAGTTGTTGATTAGATTATACGATGCAATATAATTAGAAGTTGAAGCTGCATTATTGTGATTTGTTAGAAGCAATTTAGTCATGTTTCCAGTATCACCTAGCTGGCTATCCTCTGATCTTTCATAAAATGTTTGAACCGTCTTAAGCTCAGCCATTTCAATATCTTCCTCGGCATTAAAAAGCTTTTGGACATCAATAAAGTTTATATAATAATACGGATCAATCGAATACGTTTGAAATGTTTCATCAGAAATATAGGAGTATAGTACTGTCTTGTCAATCAAATCAAACTTAGTTTGGTATGCACAAAGTCTAACCATCTCGTCATCAGTCGCCTCTACATTTGTTGCGAATCCAAGCTTAAGGTCCTCTGCAATCTTGATCAAGTGATCATATGAAGTTGCCTTACCATAACTCTTACAATCATCAGTATACATCCCTGGAAGTTTAGCAATAGCTCTTACGTGAAATGTAGTACCCTTAGTAGCTCTTTCAGCATCCGACGCTGGAACGCCCCTAAACTCAATGATATGAAAGTCCATTCGAATATCCTTGTACTTATCACCTCTCGCCTGCATTCTAAGCCCCAGAACATCACCATCTCTAGGAAACTGAGATACTGCAAATGCACCCATCCTGTCATAAAGTACAGCACTAATCTCAGGAAACTTTCCAGTAAGTCTTAATCTAAAAGAACCAACCTCACCAGTCTGGAAGGTATATCCATTTATCCTGATATACGGTTGCTGTGCAGATGCAACATCAAAGTTGTCTCCGCCCTCTCTTTGACCCATATCAACTGCAGCAATATTATCTACTGCAATCGTTGGCTCAGTTATTGTTAATATGTGAGCATTTAAACCCATAAGAGATTATACTTCGCTTTTTCTATCGACCTCAAGTGGTCCATTAGCCTCTCTAGTGATGCCAACAACTTTAGTATTGGTTTGACCTTCTTTAAGAACATTAGGCGGTAGAGGTGCACTAGAACCATTCTTGTATTGCGCTGACTTTGCTTGAATAAAGTCAAGGCGCTTAATATCCTTTTTAGTCATTCTTCTTTCAGAAATAAACTGTTCTTTCTTAGTATTTCCGTTTGGTCTACCCGGCTTAGTAAACTTCTTGAATACAGATACAGCCGATGGAATCTCAAGTACATCGCCAGCTGCAATACCAAACGGATTGGAAATACCATTCCACTTTAGGATTAAGTCTAGCATGTACTCAGTATCGTAATAGCTAAGGGCAATCAAGTCCGGTCTGCCCTCTTCTTCAATCGCTACAACATGTGTTGCAATAACACTAGTCTTCTCAGTAAAGATAACATATGGCTCCGTCATAGCGACCTTACCATCAACAACGCGCTTGCCTTGGAATGTATTGAAGTCCATTATCCGTGTGTCATTTTTTCAATCAAGCTCAAGTCTGGCTTAGAGTCTTTATTACCATATGCCGTAGCAATCATCGGTCTATCGATGTTAGCACCATTCTTAGGTTGTAGATAGATTCTACCTTTACCACCATTAAACATAGACTCGATATCAGCCTTGTCTCTTGGTCTAGCGTGCTTTAGATTCATAGTTAATTTAAGCTGTGTTGGGAAACCGTCGTAAGACATTTCACCATCAAAAATAAACTCAGCACTATCACAATACATGTTACCAATAACAGCAATAGGGTTTAGTGGATTACCGATAACAACGTGCATATCTCCAGTAGCATCTCCAGAAAGGAATGCCTTTACAGCCTGGCCACCTTGAGGAGTACCAAACATGTTCTGTAGTTTACCACCAATAAAGTTCTTTGCAACCGAGCTACCCATCAATCCATTCTCACTGATATCTTGAAAGATGTTTCCAAGACCTGAAAGCGCTGATTCAACAATACTCTTAAAGTAGCCACCATAGTCACCTGACTTTAGCTTAGACTGGTCACCGATTGGCTTATTAATCTTACCACCACCAGTATATCTCACCGAGCCACCCCAGAAGTTACCGTTATTATATGTTAGCGCAAGTAGGTTCGCCATCAAATCAAGGAATGCAATCTTAGGGTTAACACCTTTGATTTGGCGAAGATCATATTCAAATATAAGTGTAATGTCATTAGAGAATGAAAGACCTTGCTGTCTTACTGCAACTTCTTTGATAACGTTAATAGGACCAAATACGTGGTTAGGATATGTGTCAGTAAGAGGATCGTGTCCATCTCTAGCGGCTTTAACACCTGCAGCATCCATACCATTTGCAGCACCCCATACAGCAGACATGAAGTCACTTCCACCAATTTGAGATTGTACTTTACCACCTGAACCACCACCATCAATAGTCTGAATAGAAGACTCAACATTTTCCCATTTCTGACTAACAGTAAACTTAAGCATACTGTTTAGTTCATTACCTGTAGATTCACCAAACCAAGTAACAGCCTGTGCAATAGCAGGAAGACCATTCTCAACAATCTTTTGGTTTTCCATTGATTTGCTACTAATGATATTATCTTCAACAGGCATTGGGAACCTTCTAACAGTTACTAGATAGTTGTTAGGAATTCTACCGTGATATTTAGCAAGTGCAAAGTCAAAGTATCTATAGTTATAAGAAATAGATCCAAGCTTGCTTGTATTTTCAATAATAGTCTGGACTGTTGGGTTTCTAAGGTGTTTACCGTCTTCGCCTTCATACCCACTAAGAGTAGTAGGACTGTTATATGAATCGTTAGCACCCGACGGATCAGAAGCAGAAAGTTTAGAACCTAGGCCACCTTTATATTTAATAAGAGACCAGTCATTAAACAAGGAGAAATAAGCTTTCTGTCCTGGAATTGCTTCTTCAAGACCTTTAGCTGGATTTGCATCGTATGAAATACTTTGAGTAAGTTCAGAACCCGCAGCACCATATAGTACCTCAAAGTTTACTACTTCAGGCGGTTGCGTTGTCTTAGCTAAATCATCACCTATGTTTCTGTCTACGTTTGTTGGTGGTGGGGTATTAGGTATTCTAGCACCATTATACGTTGCAGTTCTACCACTAACCGATGTTACTTCCTTACCAGTAAATCTGTTCCACCATTTGTTACCAAAAGAGGTAACCTCGTTGCCGATGTCTGATGCATTATTTCCAAGTCTACCAACATATGCCTGGTCCTTTGCCGTCTTTCTATTAACAATGTCACCAGTTTTTCTAGCAAGCGGAGTAGCAGTCTGATATGTGTTAAACACAGCACCGCCCACTGTATCAGGAAGGGCAGCAATACTATTATATGCAGAAGTTGCAGCACCAGATACAGCATTTGCAGAATTAGATGCATATCCAGCCCCAGTACTAGCAGCAGAATTAATAACAGGCGCGCCAGCATTATATGCACTTGAACCGCCCGCACTTACAGCATTATAACCAGATGCAGCAGCATCAGTTGTAGAGCCCCATAAATTTCCTAGCTGTCCAGTTGTTCTAGCAAACCAATCTTTAGCGCTATTGGCACTTAGTCCGTAACCCATGTAAGCAGATATACTTTTCTTTTATATATCAGTCTAAGCTATCTAGCTCATCAAACGATGCGCGATTGATTATGGAGTCTATCCAATTATTACGTTTAGGTTCACGATCCTTTAAGAATCTTTTTAGTGCCATTGAGAAATCGTCTCTTGACTGGAAGTAGTATTGGCCAGAGCGGTAATAAGTTCTATTAGTCTGTTCGAATATTTCTTTGATATTCTTTTCAATCATGAATGTCTGAACCTTATTGAATAACTCTCTAATTTCAACTTCAGTTCTAGCACACATGACTGAGTCAACAACCACTAGATACTTATCCCAGTTTTTACCATCTCTAATTCTGGCTTCGAACTCTTCACATGTGCTATAGTCTTTGCGCTTGAATTTAAAGATGGCATCTTTGTTTTTAAAGTTACCAGGAAACTTGTATCCAAACAAGTACCTTTTCAAGAAGTTAATGTCGTCATAGAACTTAACAATCTTGATTTGATATTGTGGATTAAACTCATCCATCTTAACATCATAGATGAGGCCCCTTACTGGGATTAAAACATTTGGATTAGAAGGGCTAGATATTAATGCATGGCAGTATTCACCCTTAGGGAATAACTTATGCTGTATCATTTGTCTATAAATTTAACTGTATCAAAACGGCTTAGTACACCCTTCTTAGGATAATCCGTTCTATTTATGATAACAAGTTTCATTGGCATCCTACATTCATCTGGAGTTATAGTCTCTAGTGTTTCCTGGATACCCTGTGTGGTGTCAGCCGTTAGATTCTTGAGTAAGTATATAAGTTTATAGTCTTTCGGAGAAAGCTCATTAGACTCTTCTGAAATGGCTATTTTATTTATAACATTATTCATAGCAGAATGTAGGTGAAGGCCGACAACCTTATCATTTGGATTCTCTCCATAAGGGTCGGCCTTCGTTAGTTTATCGATGATATCCAAGTAATTGATTACAAAAGAACCTTCACCATTTAGGCGAACATATCTATTGAATTCGGTCTTGGTATTGCACCATATACATTCTACTTTTAGAATCATTACAATTTTGAGAGTTGTTCTCGCATCATTAGCAAGAACTTCTCTGTATTTTTAATTCGATTCTCGAGTTCAGCTTTATCCTCAATTTGAGGAATGAAGCTCTCACCCCAGTCAGCAATGATCTTGATTTGATCTGGCTGTTTCGAATTACCAAGTTCCATGCCCATGTCTTCAGAAAGTTCATATAGCATATTCAACTTGGTAATGACGACATCTCCATTCTCAAGATCATAAACAACCTTTGATTCGAAGACTTCACCAGCCGCATTAATATTATCATCAGTAACGGTCTTAATAATACCGTTATCAGCAATCTCTAACAAGATCTTTTGCATGTCTATTAGTTCATATCGTTAGCTTGACGACGGAGCTGGTTAGCTCTCTTACGATCTTCGCGATATGTGTCTTTGTGTTTTACAGTAGTAAGCTGCCAAGCCTCGATCAATAGATCAATCTTCTGCTTTGAGTAGCCCATCTCATTGTAAAGTTCAACAAGCTTTGACTCTCTTTCAGCGAGAGCTTCATACATTGCTTGCTCAACTGCTTCTGTGTTTCTTTTGTGTAGAGCTGCACCCTCAGTTCTAGTCTTGTTATACCATAGTTTGCCCAACTCAGTGTATGGACCAAAAAGGTTTTTAACTCTCAACATTTGAGTAGCTCTAAGCTGCCAACGTCTTTCGCGTCTATTAGCCATAATATTCAATTAAAAAATTAGTGATTTGTTCTTTAATATACTCTTGAAGTTTATTTATCTCAATTTGTGCAAGAGCAACACTCATGATTTCTTCATTCAGATCCTCTGATTCCATGCCTTCGCTTAGCATTGCATAGATAGCAGGAGTCGGAATGTTTACGTTAATTTCTACAGGAACGTTTACCACGTTCTTCTTACTCATCTTCTCAATCATTTTACCCATCACAGTAGGTTCTTTTACTTCTGGTTGAGTAACTACTGGGCTTGAAGTATTTGTTGTAACTGTAGGTGTTTGGTCTTGTGTAGGACCTGTTCGTGGAACTAGTCCTGCTTCTTCAGCAGATGCTGCAACTGCAGGCTTTTGGTTCTGCTTCTTAATATTTAGTACTTGGTTATCGTGTTCAATTTCCATAAGGAATTCCTTTACTAATGAAGGATTAATACGAGAACCATCTGTAAAGTATAGCCATTTAATATCTTTTTGGGTTTCAGAAACTTCTACAACGTCACCAAATTTATCACCCTTAATCCATTGATACCTCTTTTGTTTTTTAATATCTGCCACTTCCATATCTTTTAGATTAGACTTTGTGTTTTCTTTGGAATCTTTCGAGAAAATCCTCGTTAAAGTTTCTAGAACCTTCATAATATTCTTCTAAGTATTCTGTTACAAGATTTACTGATTTAGACGGTCCTATTAGTGCATCTGCTTTTCTATATCTGTCAGCGAATGTTTTAGAGTCTAATGTCTTCAACTCTTTAACCATGACCTCATATTCAGGTAAATAAACTTTATTAAATCCCATTATATTTTAATAACTTCAATGTTAGCGCTTGCTAGTAAATTTTGGCCTGTCATATCTCGATAATCCTCAGTATAGAAAACACGTTTAATACCCGACTGGATTATAAGCTTTGAACACTCAAAGCATGGTGTTGTGGTAGTGTACAAATCAGCACCATCAGAGCTCAGTGTTGACTTAGCAATCTTTGTGATTGCATTTGACTCAGCGTGCAACACTTCTCTTTTAGTTTCATGTGTCACTTTACCGCATACACCATTGGCATTGCAGAAATATCCATCATCCTCCAAAGCCTTAATAGCCTCTGGATTCTTTTCATATCCACCATCAACTTCTACTATCGCAACATGTTCATGTTCACAGATATTATCAAAGCCTGATGGTGTACCATTATAACCAAATGAAACAATCTGGTTATCCTTAACGACAACACATCCAACCTTACGACGTTGAGCATAGCTAAGCTCTGCAACATCATAAGCGATCTTCATATAAACTTTATCAATAGGTGTACTAGGCATCTACAAAATATAAAAGGTCCATGTATTATACACGGACCTTCTATGGTTGTTTCAAAAGAAACTATGAGTATTAATCTTCTGTAGAAATAACTTCACCTTCAGCTTCGAAAGACTCGATCATTTCAGAGATCTTCTTAGAGTAAGATTCTTTTAGACCGTTACACGCTGCTTCATATTGCTCAAGTGTAATATCCTTCTTCATTTCTGTAAGAGTATTGCAAGCCATCGATGCTAGAAGTGAAGCATTCTCGTTAAGGTATGCTTCGATAGTATGTGTATCGTGTGCATCTTCTTCCCAAACCTTTGCTTCGTTCTTGATCATGCCGAAAGCTTCTTGTAGAATATCAGTAACCAATCTTGGCTCTTCTTCCTTTTCGCCTTCTTCAGACTCTTCGCCTTCTTCAGACTCTTCGTCCTCATCGTCGCCCTCGTCTTCGTCATCAGATTCCTCTTCGTCATCATCAGCTTCAACTTGGCCGTCTTCACCAGGAATTTCGTCAACGATCTCGTCGCCTTCCTCTTCTTCGTCTTCCTCGCTTACAGACTCTTCAACCTCAACAGCACCATCTTCGCCTTCATCTTCAGGCATTTTTTGATCTGCTGGATCTACAATCTTTTTATCTTCTTCTGAGTGAACATCTTTGGTGTCTGCTTCCATTTCTTCAGCATCTTCACCAGCACCTTTGTCAGTTGACTTAGCTGGCGCTTTAGCTTTAGGTTGATCATCAGACACAACGTCCTCTCCGCCTTCAGCCGTTTTTGGCTCACCCATGTCTACGATCTCCTTCTCGATTTCTTCTGCAGAATCGATATCAGCGATGTATTCTTCAAATGTTTTTAGTTTTGCCATGGGATATGGTATTTTATTTTGTTATTATTTATATATCAAACTGCTTTTATTGATTAATAGCCTCTGTGACCACCTTTGAAGCGTTTCATGTTAGATTTTATTCTTTTTCATCCACTTACCAACTAGGTCGACTACCATATTAAAAAGTGGATTGCGAGTGTCTCCTTCGAAGTAATCTTTCACCAAGTAATATGCGCCATCAACCTCTTCGTCATTGTTGATCATATCTTGAATATGACCAGTGATTTGATCTGCAATATTCTCAGCCTCTTTGTGGCTGCCCTCGTTAACAAATGATTCAAATGTTTTAAAGTGTTTCATATCCTTTGATTCAAAATTGATTTTGAAGTTTTTGTCAATCTTCTTTACAAGCTTCATTAGCTCTGTAAATGGTAGACCTGTTTCTTCCATTGCGTCTTGCATAGTCATTACACCTGATGCAATCTGCTTAGCATAAGACATTGGCGAATACTTATTGATATTGTAAGCTTCTTTGATTTCTTCCATTTTAGCAATAGCCCAATCAACGCCTTCAGTACCACCCCAGATCAACCATGCAATATAGCCTCTATCCTTCCAAGGAGTATCTTTAAACTCGGCAGCAACTTCAGAATTCTTTCTGTGTCTGTTAAACTGAGCCATTCTAGAAACTACATCTTTCGATAGTGATTCGCCTTTAGCCAACTGGTGAGCTCTAGCCCAACCAACTTCAGTACCGCCAGTAACTTCATCACGGCCATACTTCTCTTTCCACTCGATAGCCTTCTTCGCATTTGCCTTAGCAGCTGCTGGGTAATCGTTATAAGTTTCTTCAGCTTCGTTGACAGTTGACTCAGATACTTCAGCAGCAATATCTTTATCAGCTCCACCCCAAGTACCTTTACCCTTTTCAATAAATGCATTAACTCTAGCATAGCCCCATTGCTCTTGACCCATGCCCTCTCTGTGGCCACTGTTCCAAGCGTCCATGCCCCTTCTCATTACAATACGAAGTAGGCCGATAGCAATACCGCTTTCGTCAGACTTTTTCTTTAGAGCTGTTTCGATATCTGGATTATCAATAGGACCTCTATCTCCTTCAGCCTTCTCAATAACTAATGACTCAGAAGCATCAACTGCTGCCTTAAGGTCCTTATCGTTTTGAGCAATACGCTTTCTTTGCTTATTAACTATCTTACCAAGAACTCTTTTAACTTCAGTATCGGCAACCTTCATAAGCATCTCAGTAGCCTTTAGTTTAGCTTCAAGTTTAACCTTAGAAACATATCTACCAAGAACCTCACTCTCCTTACCAATTTCATCCATCACTTCAATGATGTTTTGTTCTTGGTTAGTTAGCAAATCTAATTGAGCTTTATGTGGACTGTGTGAATATGAAGGACTGCTACTTGCTCTTGATCTAAATCCATTGCTTCCATCATCTGGGTTACCAGACCATCCATACATATCATCCCCTTCTTCAGCAGCTTCAAGTTCAGCACTCAACTCCTCAGTTGGATCACCCTGTAATTCTAGTGTACCTTTCTTAATAAGAGTCTTAAGAAGTTCGTCAGCATACTTATCTAGAACTCTCTTTTGCTTACCGTTTGTGAAGATGCCCTTTAGCCAACTAAAGAATCCCTCATCTGTTGTGCTAGCAATAACTGCTTCAATCTCTTCGATAGAGACTTTGCCTTCTAGAATATCAAAGATTTCAGCAGAGATGTTAGACTCTGCAGAATTAAAGCTTTCGAATGTATGGAAGTGTTTCATATTACTTTGAGTATGGTGCATAGATTGTTTCCAACCATGCTCTAAGTTCTTTTGAGTCTTCTAGTTTAAAATCAGCCATAACTTCTTTCATGAATGAATTGAAGTTCTTAGCCGTCTTAGCAATGATGTCAATATCAGACATACCACCTTCTAGTAGTGATTCAGAAGCTGCAAGTTCAGCATTTCTATCTTTACCCTTTACTGCTGCATTAAGCTCTTTCTCAAGCTCTTTCTTTTTAGCAGTTAGAGACTTTAGTTTTTCAAGGTATGATTCTTTCTTTGATGCATCAGCTGCCTTCCATTCCCTGACAGTCTCCTTCATATCGTTAGTAACAGTATCCCACTCTTTCTTAATCTTGTTGATTGAACGTGCTTCGTCCAATTCAATGTATTCAACAGATTCGCTAACTTCAACAGGCGCAAGAATTGTAGCATCTCTAGCCTCATCGTATTCCATTTTGTACTTTTGGCCGTTGATCACGGTCTTATAATCTTTGT